ATCATTGGGTGGATTTGTTTCCCAGTCACGATCAATTGGGGTAGTAGTAACAATTGAAGGCAAAGTAAATTTACCGTCAGCGTCATTACATAACAATATTTTTCCTGCGTGTGCATCTACAGTTAAGGTTGTATCTGCGGTTAAAGAAACAGAGTTGTTAACCCCTGCTGAAATAAATCCACCCAATGATTTGACTGGACCTGAAAAAGTTGATTTAGCCATTATATTCTCCTGCTAAATAAGTTGCGCCATCTTTGGAGTAAGTCTGCCGAGTCAGTTGGAGCAACAAGTTACCTCGGTTTAGATAACTATACTACTTTAGCAGTCTTGAGGGAAGTTTTCTTTTGACTTGAGTATCTGTTCTCTACAGTTAAATAAGGCTTGATAAGATTCTTTTATTGAGGGGTCTTTACCAAATTCATCTAACATATCTTGGCCTATCATTTCTACTAAAGAAATAACAGTCGTCATTCTGCCTTGAATATCTTGTATTTTTTTGGAATCTTTTGAACTCATTTCTGCCTCAATTTTCTGTCTTATATCATAACCTTCTAGCCAATTTTTTACATTAACTATTTTCTTATCGTAGTCAGAATATGACTCCCAATCGCGTATTTGTTCTATATTTCTACCGCATCCTTGACACCTTTCGTCAAAAGGGGCCATAGACGTAGTACAACGACCAGTGCAGGGTGAGTTTGCTAGGGACAAACTCGAATGTAAACCAGTATTCATAGTATTTATAATTGGTTTACATAAATTCTACAATAAGAATCTTATTAAAGGTAGCTTTTTGTAAATTTATTTTAGATAAAGGAAAGGGAGCCGAAGCTCCCTTTCAGTAGGTTTAAACAACCCACCCCGAGAAACGGGTATTAAGCACCTTGAGATGCAAATACTGCTCTCCAGTTGGAGAATCCGAAGCTGTATCTCTCTCTGGCTTTATATCTCATATTGCCAGTATCGAAATCACCTTCTAGTGCAGTTTGCATTGGGCTTCTTTGGAAATGTTTAAATCCATCAGGACAATCAGTTTTTAAGAACCAAGCGTCAGTATCTGTTAGATAGTGGTTAACCACGTATCCTTCAGGAACCATGCCCATGTTCTTAATAGCGTTGATGTCGTTGTCAGATGTACCAACTCTTCCTGGAGTTTCTAGTAATCTGTCAGCAACAAATTGCAACTGAGGTGGAACAATCAACTTTGTACCTTGTAATGCAATCGCTAGATTTCTGTCGTCAGTTAAAGTTGAAACAGAAATAAGAGCGTCTTCTAATGAAGTTTCATTAAGGTCAGTATAAGTTGAAGGTCTGTTACTTGCAGTTCCACCGCCACCGAGAGGGTGAGCGTTAGAAACAAGAGGTTGACCGTCGCCGCCTGTGTGGCTGCTGCTAAACGCGTTATTTAATACTGAAGCAGCTTTAATCTGCTTTGTATTTGCCATAGATCTAGCCAAGGCTTTTGTGTACCTTGAACCAAGTCTGTCGTATAGATTGTCTTCGATAGCTTCTTCTGTAAGAGCGAAAGCTAGAGCTACTGTTTCGTGGCTGTATCTTGAAGTGTAACCTTCAGTTGCGTTATCAAATGAAACGCCTGCGCCTTCAGCTTTAGTTTGTGCATTACCAAAGCCTACGATTAGTACCTCTTCTTCAAATGCTCTATCTGAAGATTCAGTTTCAAAGATTTCTGCGTGCTCATTGTCGTACCTAGCGTATTCCATGCCAAACAAGGCATTCAAACCAGGCTCGAGTTCTTTTGCTAATTGTGAACGATTAATCGCCATGATTATACTCCTGCTGTTTGAGCGTAGAAATGCTCGTTGATTTTGACAATCATGTTAACGTTTCCGGACTGAGAACCAGTACCCAAACTATTGTTATCAGGATCGCCTGAGAAACCAATAATTCTTAACTGAGCCGCAGTTGTAGCCATTGTTCCGCTGATTTCAACAGCAGAAATACCAGTTTTTGTAGAACCAGAAGTGTAAGCAATGTCAGCATTCAAACCTACAACAGTTTGAGTAACTGAACCAGTTGCTGCACTTTGGACTTCAAAAAGGGCTTCAGGATCGTCAACAACGAAAGCCACCGCATCTGATGAAACAGTACCGTCAGGCCAGTAAGCTGAATAGATTACATCGCCATTTGAGTCGGTATATTTACATCCCCTAAAGACGCCAAGTGCTAAATCACCAGCAGCAGCCACTAAAATAGTACCTGCGCTAGTCATTTTGACTACGTCGCCTGAAAAGATATTTCCGGACGCGCCAGAAGCAATAGAGTATTCGGTAGTACCTGCAGTATTATAACCCGAACCAACTTGCCCTACTGGCTTTAGACCGAAAGGTGCATCTTTATTTGCCATAATATTACCTTTTATCTAAAAAGTTGTCTTAAGTGACTTAGAGATTAATCTCTTTTGCCACCACCAAAAGTAACGCTTGAACTTCTCTGAGGTTTTAATATCGGAGAAGATGGATCAGATTCCTTCATCAAATCATTATCAATTGCATCCTGTTGGGATTGCGCACGATCAGAATAGTAGGCGTTTCTTTCATCACGCGTTTCATTGGGAATCTTAGCCAAAAGCAAACCACCCACGGCTACTACACCAGCGTGCTTTCCATCGTCCATCGTTGGAAGCTCGAAATCTCCTATCTCTTCTTTACGTACTAGCTCAAAGCCTTCACGTAATCTTGACATAACATTTTTCTTATCTTCCTGACCGACAATTTCGGCTCTTATCCACCTGTAGGAATAACCTTCAGGTGCTGGTGGAGTCTCCAACATAGATGGGGGACGCCAAGGTTTGCGAGCGTTCATATCAGCTCGAGTATCTGCAGAACGTGGGGTTCTGTTGTTTGTTTTTTTGTTTTCTTTTGTCATAGTTTCTTACCTTTTAATATGTTTAGCGTATTCTTGAACCGGTACATTCAAACGACGCGCCATTTCAACTTCGCTTTTGGTAAGTCTAACTTGTCGTTTGCGTCCAGAGCCTTCAGACCTTACAGCCGGGGCAACAGTTTGTTGCATCTTCTGTTTCGGTTTGACTTCCCCACCGTCTTCAAACTTATGAGGAAACTCAACTCTGATACGTTTATCTATCTCATCATAATACATTGAATCAGCAGGATCAAACCCTTCTTCTTCAATTAATTTTCGATGAATGTTAAAAGCAGCCAACGTCATGGTCTCATCTTCACCAAACCACTGGTTTTTTTCTGCCCAATCTTGCGCTGCAGGATCGGGATCAGGTGCTGCTTGTTGAACGGGTTGTTGGTATTGTTGAACATAATTTTGGTACTGAGCTTGAGGAGCTTCCTCAACCTTTATTTTAGTATTAACCAATTTACTTTCTTCAACCGTAATCTTATCTAAGATTTCTTGGGCTTTTGTTACTTTGTCCCAATCTTGTTCTTGGTAAGCTGATTTTAAAACCGCATTTGCTTGAGCTCTTTGCGACTTTAATCTGTTCTCTGCTTCAGAATAATAATTTTGATGAGCCTCTGAATTAGAGGTTTTTAAATGATTATTTTCTTCTTGCAAAGATTTTGCATATTCATACGCTGATTGAGCAGCTCGTTCCTGCTCGCGCATTTTTTTAGTAAGCGTAGCAATCCGCTTTTGAACGTTCTTAGAATAATTTTCTAATTCGTCCTTGTCTTCGTCCTTTGCTTGCTCCTCTTCAGAAACATCTTCTACAGCCGCCGATTCATCTGCCTCTTCTTCAGGCATTTCAACTTCGACAACCTCACCATCTTCTACTTGTTCTTCTACTAAGTTTTTTTCTTCTTGCATGATTTCCTCACGTTACAGCGTGACGATGTCATCGGGATCAGAGATCGTAGCGATAACTTCATCATCGTTAATTATTCGGCATTCAGCATCATCGCCTAATTTAAAGCGAGCTCCTGCATACCTTCCTATAAGCACCCATTGTTTTTCTTCACACCAAGGGATGTCACCAAACTTGTCTTTGTCTTTATAACAAAGTGGGCCCATTTTTACC